GATCGAGGCGCTCTATGAGATGATCATGCTGACCGATACCTCGGACCTCCTCACGGGCGAGGAGCAGATCCAGGTGCTGGGCAGCAAGGTTTCGGCGCAAAAAGAGACCGAGCGCCAGCGCCAGCTTCAGTTCCTGCAGATCACCGCCAATCCCATCGACGGGCCCATCATCGGCGAGATCGGGCGTGCCCGGCTGCTGCGCGCGATCTCGGAGGGCATGGGGCTGCCGGACGACATCGTGCCCGACGATCAGACACTCCAGGCGCAGATGGACGCCCAGAAGCGGCTCCAGGCGGCGGGCATGGCCGTTCAGGCGCACGCCCAGGCCAATGGCGAGCACGCGCCCGGTCCGCCGGGGCAGGAGCAGGAGAAACCCGGCGAGGAGCCCAAAGCCGGTCCGCCCGGCCCTCAGGGACCGCCAGGGGGGCCGTCCGGACCGTCAGCCGGGAGTCAGGCCCAGGGAGGCCAGTCGCGTCAGCCGGGTCCGGCCCGGCCACCGTCGTTCAACTCGTTTAGCCAGGGAACAGGAGCACAGCATGTCTGAGAACAAAGTCGAGAGCACCTCCTCGGGGTCGTCGATGAAAGCATCCGGCGGCGGATCGAGCGGCGAGAACTCGGGTCCCACCGGATCGTCGCGCCACTACCCGAAGGGTAAGTCGATCCGCCGCACGGACTGGAACCCGGAGAAGAAGCCCGCTTCCACCTACGGCATCTGCGGGACCTGACGTGTCCGACATCCTGCAGTTCTTCGCCTACGAGCATCTGCCGGAACATCTGGCCAAGGTCAGCGCGCCGTTCGGTCAACTGGCGCGCGAACTGGTCGCCAATCTCCCGCGCAATCCAGAGCGTAGCGTGGCGCTGCGCAAACTACTCGAAGCCAAGGACGCAGCCGTGCGGGCACGGCTGTACCAACCACCGGAGGTATGAGCAATGGCAGCCGGATTTCCATCGGGCGTCGGTGGGATGCTGTTTGGTGGCGGCGGTGGCGGCGGGGGTACGGTCCACGTCGGTGGTGGCAAAAACGCCAAACATCAGCAACTGGGCACGCCCCACACGGGAATGAAAAACACCCTGACCACGGGTGACCCATTGGATCGTTCCATGGGCCATTACGGGAAAAAGGGCGGCGTGATGTCGCGGATGCAGGGCGTCAAAGGCGGCATCACCCGGCCCGTCGGCGGGCTTGGGCCGGGCCGTAAGGGCCAGCCGGGCCCGAGCAGCACCGACTACAGTATGAAAAATGCGTTCTGATTTACTCCGGGAGTGAACTGTGAGTGTGAATTTAGGCAACGACGCGATTTCGGCGATCAAGGAACTGCGCGGTAATTCTCATTTCGAGAACCTCGTGGCCCATCTGGGCGCGTTCGCGCAGAACATGGTGCTCGCGTCGTGCGACGCCGACGTGACCACGCGCGTCGACAAGACCGCCTATGCGCGGGGTTTCTATCACATGTGGCAGGCGATCCACGCCGCGCACGCGGATCTGCACATGAGTCAGGTGAAGATGGCCCCACCGAAGGGCGTGAAGGGAGCAATGGCCAATGTCTGAGTCCAACACCATCACGCATCAGCCGTATCTTCCCGAAGCGGTTCGCCGCGCATCCGCCCGCGCGGATGAACTCGCGCGTGAGGCGGGCGTGGCCAACGTGCCCGAGGGTGATACTCCCGTCGTAAATGGCGAGGGCGGCGAGGAGCCGGTTCAGCAACAGCTGGACCTGGGTGATCAGCCCCAACCACAACCCCAGCCCCAGCCCCAGCCCGTCAACGACTGGGAGCAGCGTTATAACACGCTGCAGGGCAAGTACAATTCCGAGGTGCCCGAACTGCGCGGCCAGCTGCACTCGTTGCAGACCATGGTGGCGCAGATGAACCAGCCGCGCCGGGCCGAGGACACGTTCGAGAGCACGCCGCGCACGCGCCCGCTGCCACCGCCCACGCGCGAAGTTCCCCAGGAAGATATCGAGGCTTATGGCCAGGATCTGATCGAGGCGTCGCAGCGTTGGGCGGACGCGAAATACGCACCCATTTTACAAGATTATGAACGCCGTCTGCTGGCGGTGGAGGGGAACAACCAGCAACTGGCGACGTACACGACGCAACAGCGCGTGGACATGGCGCTGACTCAGGCCATGCCGGACTGGGAACGGATCAACGTCGATCCGAATTTCGTGGCATGGCTGAACCAACCAGACATGTTCAGCGGGCAAACGCGTAAAACACTTATTGACAACGCTTACAATTCAGGCGATGCCGCCAGGACCATCGCGTTCTTCCGTGCGTACAAGAACGAGCAGACCGTGGTTGGCCAGCAGCCAGGGACACAGACGTTCCAGACCGATCAGGCGGAACGGCTACCCCTCGCCGATCTGGCGGTGCCTGGACGGGGCCGTAGTGTCTCGTCACCAGCGCCCGGCGCTCCCGAGGCACGCATCTGGACGACGGCGGACGTCAACGCGTTCTATCGACAAAAGCAGCGTGGCTATTGGGCCGGACGTGAAGCGGAAGCTGAACGTCTGGAGCGCGATATCATTCTGGCTCCACTCGAAGGGCGCTTCCGTCAGTCATGACATCCCCATATGTGAGAGGAGCGGCCTTCCATGGCCATCACAGTAGCAGCAACCCCGTTCGCCGGGGCCAATCAAACCCCCGCGTACCATGGCACGTTCATTCCGGAGATCTGGTCGGGTAAACTCATCGAGAAGTTTTATTCGGCCACCGTACTGAGCGCCATCGCCAACACGGACTACGAAGGCGAGATCAAGAACCAGGGCGACGTGGTTCACATCCGCACCAAACCGACGATCACCATCCGGGACTATCAGGTCAACCAGGACCTGTTGATCGACCGCCCGTCCAGCAACATCGTCGACTTCACCATCGACAAGGCGAAGTACTTCAACGAGGCGCTGGACGACATCATGGAGGTCCAGTCGGACATCAACATGCTGTCGTTGTGGTCCGACGACGCGGCTGAACAGATGAAGATCGTCATCGACACCGACGTGCTCACCACCATCGACGCGGGTATCGTCGCGGCGAACAAGGGTGCCACGGCGGGACGCATCTCGCTGAACATCAACCTCGGCACGACCGGCGCGCCCATCGCCATCACGCCGCTCAACATCATCGACAGCATCGTGGATCTCGGCACGGTGCTGGACGAGCAGAACATTCCGGAAACGGGACGTTGGCTGGTCATCCCGCCGTGGGTGGCGGCGCTGATCAAAAAGAGCGATCTGCGCAACGCGTCCATCTCGGGCGACGGCGTGTCCATGACCCGTAACGGTCGCCTGGGCATGATCGACCGGTTCACCCTCTACTCGTCCAACCTGCTGCCGACCGCCGCCGAGGGTGCCGCCACCGCGTTCCGCGTCTTCGCCGGTCACCCGCATGGTCTGACTTTCGCGAGCCAGATCACCAAGCTGGAGCAGATGCGCTCCGAGCGGTCGTTCAGCACGCTCTTGCGGGGCCTGCAGGTCTACGCGTCCAAGGTCCTGGACGGCATCGCCATCACCGAACTCTACGCCGTTCGGGGTTAATTTACTCCCGTCGTAAACCGCTGGCTTCGGCCAGCGGTAACGGAGGTTCGCATGGCAAAACGACCGTTCCCCTTCGAAGGTTCGAAGAAGGACAAGGCGCAGGACAAGGCTGGCGCTAAGAAAATGGGCGTCTCCCAAAAAGCCTACGAGAACACCGCGCGTGACAAGGCCCAGGACAAAGCCGGTCAGCGCCAGATGTATGGGAAACGCAAATGAGAGCCCCTGCCGTAGGTAAATCCAAGGGCAAATCGAAATTACCCAATTTGGGTATTGGCGCGAAGAAATCCGCCGGACCCAAATTGCCCACCAATGTCGCCCCACCACCGCCGCCGTCTGGGGGCCCCCCCACTCTGGCATCCGGAGGACCGGGGGCTCCCAGCGCGTCTGGGGTCCCCGGAGGTCCGGTGGCACCCGCCGGGCTGGACCCCACCGGCCTGGGTATGCGCAAGGGCGGCAAGGTCGGTAAAACCATGCCGGTGAAGAAAGGGCGGCGCTGATGAAGAAGCCGGTCCGTAAGCGCGTACGCGGATATGACTACGGCGGGCAGGTGCTGAGCACCGACAGCCTGGGGAAGTCCATCTCCAGTGGTTTCAGTTCCGGCATGAGCATGGCCAAGGCATATAACGAGGCGGAAGACGCTTCGAAGAAGGCCAACAAAGACAAACCGCCTGATAAGGACAGCAACACCTCCAATCCCAAGCTCCCCTCGGCGAGCAATGACTATGTGCGCGGCGTGGTGGGTGGCGTGCCGGTCATGGCCGGTGGCGGTAACGCGCGCGGCGGCAAGATCAAACAGGTGGCGGGCAAGCCCATCGGCAAGGACGACGGGCTGATACCCGCGCAAAGAGGCGAGTGGGTGATCCGCAAATCGGCGGTCAAGAAGCTGGGCAACGCGGCGATGGGCCAGATCAACAAGGGCAAGATCCCACCGAGGAAGGGCCGGTAATGAGCCGCACCTGGGGCAGCCTGATCGCCGAGGCCCGCACGATGCTGCAGGACAAGATCGGCACCTCCGGGGGTGCCCTGAGGTACACCGACGATGAGATGTTCGAAGCCATCAACTCGATGTTGGCCGAGGTGCGGACCAAACGTCCTGACCTGTTTCTGCCCATTGGGCTGCGCCGCCCACTGGCGTTCTACACCGCCGCCCAGGACATGGGCACCGCGTTCCCGCTGGATACCAGCGTTTATTCCGCTTTCGTTTATTATCTCGTTGGCCGGGCGGAACTACGCGAGGATACGTTCAGCGACGACTCGCGCGCCGTCAGCATGATGAACAAGGCGGTCAGTCAACTTCTCACCATCCAAAGCTAGGGACATCGCATGAGCGGTACGATCACGGGTTCAAGCCCGAACTGGGTCGCTGGCTACGTGCCCCCGGCTGCCGAGTGGAACCAGTGGTGGGCGAAGAAGATGGACGCGGACAGTTCCACCTTCGCGGGCGGGCCGT